CTGGTAAAAATCATTTGGCTGCACTGCGCCATCTGTTGCGACCTTGATCCGGCGCATGTATTCCTTGTTTGGATGCACTGCTCGAGCGGCCCCTGGATGATTACGATCCAAGCACCAGCGATGCACAACACCAGCGCCCGGCGCATCAAGCAACTCTGCTAGCTGCCGATACGTTAAACCTCTATTCTTGCGCCATTCTTCAAGTTTCAAATCAATATTACCTTACGTCAATAGATCAATATTAGGATCAATGTTATTGATTTAACAAATTAAGTTACATTGATGTTAAAAGCAATACTTATTGTGTAAAAGATAAATATGATTGACTAACTTAGGTTTATTAACTACGTTGGTAACTCATGTAACGCTAATTGTTACAAATATTATTGATTTATACGATGAACGGAGGATAAAATGATTGATAATGTAACTTACGAGATATTTAAAAAAGTATGCTTTAATTTAAGTGAATCAAAAATACGCTACCTCTACGGAGTTGTAAGACGCGGCTTAGCGGCAGAACAATACGGAGGGCGGCATGAACGTAGTTAACTTTTATGAAGAGATGACGGAACAACAAACGACTGGGAATTTAAAGGCACTGGCGCGCCGCGCTGGTCTAAGCGGTGTGCAGATCGCAGAGCAAATGGGTATGCGGCCGGAAACAATATCGCGCCACCTCAATGGCAAACAAAACATTAGTATCGAGGATGCGATGCGCTATGCCAAGATACTGAACTGCACAGCTGAAGAAATACTCTTCCAGCGCAGCATGTGTCCAATTATAGGCGAACTAGCGCCGTCCGGTATATTTACCCATTACGGACAGAACGAATCAAAGATACGCTATCTAGCTGGGCCACTAAGCTTTCAATCGTATCACGGCGCATACTTTGTGCCTGGATGGTTTACAAAAAAAAGAACAGCAATATGTATTATAGATACGCGACCAATAGAAAAGCGTTATGTACACAATCAAGCTGTTGGCCAGATTTCGCTCAATCATGTAAAAGGTCTTGGAGATGATGGAAAAGATGTGACAGTGCTAGGCTATCCGTTCGAGAACAGCGACTTCAAAACATATACAGTGCGGCGCATTGTAAACATGGTTGACTCTATGCAAAACAATGAGCGCAAAAAGCACGTAAAATATCCAATCATGGAAAAAGATTATTTGCCGGAGTGTGAATTGATTTGGTCAGTGCCAATATCGATGACACTGTACGATCCTCCATCGCTCGGTTTTGAGTGCGTAAAAGATAATTGACGCAATCTGCAATATTATTGATTTTAATTATTGACGCATAGTAACAATATTTGTTATCACTGTTAGACGCGCCGTGTTAATCCTTCAAGCGGCGCGTACCAACTAAGAGAGATAACATGCCGCTGCCCGAACTTACACCCGACTATGCTTTACGCTTTGACTACCATCACCATAGCAATCCAATGTCACAGCCTCGAGGACGTAAGCTTTTCGATAAAGTTATTGTCCGGCCCATGCTCGATAAGCTTTGGAAAGAGGATCCGGATCGTGCCAGGCAATTAGATCCCAATCGTGCAGCATCCCCACGAATGTTAGCCGGTACATCAACACAGAAAGCCGTCGATAGTGTGCTAAATATTGATGATGCAGAACCCATGAAACTTGATGAAGCGCACTCCTGGGCCAAATCTGAGGGCCTAATTTTCGAGAATAGGCATTTTATCAGCGATTTTCTTGGAAATAGCGACGAACAAGAGATTGAACTCTACAAAGAGGAGATTCCGCTGGTTATCAACCATGCGCTCGAGGGATTGAAACAAGCCATGTCCAGGGAGAACCGATATGTCGGTGAAATTATCCTCCAGGACAAGCTGCCAGGATGCGAACTGCCGCACAACACTCGGCCGGACTATGCGCGACGCGGTGATCTTAAAACAAAATGGAGCAGCGTAAAACGCAAATCATATCTACCTAATAATTTATCCGGGCCTTTCGAGCAGAAAGCTGTGTACCAGGTCGCCGGCTTTTGGGCCTTGAATGGTCAGCAGCCGCCGTTCCTGGTCTACGCAAACTACAAAGACTTCAAAGTATTTGACCAGGACAATTCACCGGAGCTAAGCGACGAGAACTTAGCCAGGATCGTAAAAGAAATTGCCAGGCATCACCAGGTAACAGAGCAGCTACTTAAAAAAGCAGACAACCAGGACGATTTGTTTAGCATGATCGACCCAGAATGGCACGACGGATTTGCCTGGACGCTGCAACCAGAACTGAAAGAATTAGCAAGGAGAGTATTTAAATGAAAGATCAGCTGCAAGCAGCCATGCAAGAGATAGGAGAACTCAATAAAAGCGGTGTGGTTACGCGAGGTAATAAAAAATATACAACTGTAGCAGTGCGTGTGGAAATATTCAGAAAGTATTTCCCGGACTTCTCGATAAACACGAAAGTAAAAGTAGACGATGGAAAACGTGTGATTGTTGTTGCTGAAGTCTACGCGCCCGGATCTGACCGGCCAGTATCGACCGGCATAGCAGAAGAGATACGCGGCAGCAGCAATGTAAATAAAACATCAGCTGTCGAGAATGGCGAAACGTCAGCTATCGGCCGCGCGTTAGCTAACCTGGGATTGCATGGCGGCGAGTTTGCTAGCGACTTCGAGATCGAGGTTGCTGCATTGAAAGGCGCAAAGATGGATATGAACGAGGCCATCGAACAAGCCAGGGAAGAACAAGAACAAGAACAAGAGGCTATGGAAGATTTGCAGCAAGCAAGCGATAGCTTTCCGGAAGAAGTTGAGGCAGAAAAAACT